CACATAGGTCTTGGTGGTATCAATCTCATCCGCCAGCTTCGCCTGCGTCATTCCCTGCTCTATGCACTTTACCTTAACATCTACTTCTATATTATTTCTGACCATGATCTGACTCCCTGATCGACTTCCAGATTATCTTATTTGTACAATTTATAGCATACCATATTTTGAGGATTTTTCAAGCGAAAAAGAGGCCTGCCATCTCTGACAAGCCCCTCGCTCCTATTTCCAGTTGATCCTGACTTCATTCCCCGGATGAACCTCAATACTCTCCACGTATTCATCCAGAATTTCATCGGTCAGCTTCGTAACCGCAAAACACTCATGCACCTTCATCCGGTTCAGTTCCCTGACCTTCTGCTCCGATTCTGACAGCCGCACCATCAGTGCCTCATGTTTCTTCCGAAGAGCCTCCACCTCGTTAATAGAAGCATCATAGCTTTTCTTCTGTCCCAGGGCGTAGGCTTCAAACTCTGCCATTCTCTGAGCCTTCGCCTTATTTATCGTCCTTTCCGCATCCCGGCATTTCTTCCTTAAAGCCTCGGCTTCTGCTGCCGCCGCTTCCTTTTCCGCCTGCAGAAGCTTATCCGACTCACCCAGTTCCATGATATGCTGCTGGATCTGGAACAGGATCACTTCTTCCAGATAGAAATCCTCGATCCGCTTCACGCATCCGTCCATATGGTAGATATTCAGACCAGGACACCAGTAATACGGCTGACCAACGCCTGTACTGTGCCGCAGATTATGACCACAGCATCCGCAGGTCACTCTTCCCACAAGCACATGATGATCTCTTCGCTTCCACTTCCTGCCGCTCTTTTGGAACCGCTCCTGCACTTTATCGAAAGTCTCCCTATCGATGATTGACTCATGGTGGTTCTCTGAGATGATCCATTTCTCCGGATCCGTCACGCGCCGGTCATCCCTGATTTTCTTGCATTCAGTAACACCTTGAACCAGATCACCAACATACGTCCTGTTCTTCAGCATACGGAGCATCCCGGAATGCTGCCAGACAAAAGTTCCGCCCTTCGGCTCAGCTTTTCGGATTCCCTTCTCATGCCAAACCTGAGAAGGAGGCTTGACCCCTTCCTCATTAAAGATCCTTGCAATCTCCACCGTGGACATTCCATCCGCATACATCTTAAACAGCCGCCTGACAACCACCGCTTCATCCTCGGCAATTATGAACTTATGCCTGTCGTCCGGATCCTTTGTATAACCGAACGGCGGCGTAGAACACACCGCTTTCCCCTGCTCCTTCACAGCCCTCACAGACGCTTTTATCTTTAAGGACAGATCCTTACTGTACAGGTCATAAAGCAGATTCTTGAAATTCACATCGATATCCGCCACATTGCCGGAATACTGATCACTGTCATACTTATCGTTGATTGAGATGAACCGCACACCCATGAACGGAAAAATCTGTTCCAGATAGGAACCCAGTTCAATATAATCTCTTGCGAACCGCGAAAAGTCCTTCACGATAATGCAGTTGATCTCCGCATTCTTCACACCGTCCAGAAGTGCCTGCACACCCGGACGGTCAAAGTTCGTGCCGGAATATCCGTCATCCGCGAACTCCAAAACTTTTGCCTGCGGAAAATGCTCCCGGACATAGTCCCGGAGCAGAAGCCGCTGCATCGTTATACTATTGCTTTCCTCATGGCTGAACTCATCCTCTTTGGAAAGCCTCATATAGATCGCTATATTCATGACCTGCCACCGCCTTCCAGATCCATGATCTCTTTGCCGGAATAGATGAAATGTACCTTCACCCTCTTATCTTTGAATACCTCAATCTTCTCGATCAGAGCATGAAGCACTTCAGCCGTCAAAGGTGTTCCCTTCCTGCACTTCATCAATGTCCGCAGATAATGGTTCCGTTTCTCAGTCTTGCCATCAATCTCAGCCAGCCTTCTTTCCAGAACCTTCTGCCTGTCCTGCATTCTGCGGATCTCCTTCTTTCGATTCTCTGCAGCTTCCGTCATGGCCTGCTCGGTCATCTCCCCTGACCGATACCGGATATAATCCTCACTGCCGGATTTCTTCAGTTCTTCAATCTTATAGGAAATCTCCGATATCTCCTTCTCCAGCTTTTTCTTCTCGTTCTCAGCCTGCCTTTTGCTTGCAGTAACCAGATCCTTCTGCTTCATGGATGTAAGGGAAAACTCTTTCTCCAACGCTTCTTCCACCAGCCGGTTCAGTATGATCAGTGAAATCCTGTCATTATCACATTTACGGTCATCTATGGTCTCTTTGTTCACGCACCTGTACTGATAGTTCCTGACTTTTCCGCCGGAACGATTGGTAAGACCGCACTCCCTTGTAAACTTGCTTCCGCACAATCCGCAATAGATTAGATCCTTATAGATATCCTCTTCCATCGGTAGGTTCCTGGATGAGCCGGAAGAGAATTTCTGCGATCTCGCCTCGAACTGTCTGGCCACTTCCTGAAAGACCTCTTCTGAAATGATCGGCTCATGGTTATTCTCACGGACTTTCAGTTCCCCGGTCAGAACCTTCGTGCTGGTTCTTCCGGTGACACGCTCTCCATCCTTCTGCTCACAGATCAGCCAGCCAATATAAGCGCAGTTATTCAATATCTGGTTCAGTGTTGCCTTATGCCAGTTATGAAGTTCCTCGCCATCCATCTGATGCACGTGGCCATATTTACGGTAATCGCTCGGTCTGTGGATCTTTTCAGAATAAAGCCACTCGATCATCTCCACATAACCCTCGCCGCGCAGGAACCGGTCAAACAGCTCCCTGACGACCACCGCCGCTTCCTCATTGATAACAAGTACCCTGCGGTTCCCTTCCTTCACGACATCATATCCATAGACCGGATGGCAACCTGAGAAACTTCCCCTTTCAAACTGCTTCACCCTGGAACTCCGGATCTTCACCGCGATGTCCTTGGCATACAGTTCATTGACCAGATTCTTCAGCTGCACTCCCAGCGTTTCCGGATCGCCGTCCATGTTGTCGAAATTATCATTGACCGCTATGAACCTGACGCCCAGAAACGGGAAAATCTTCCCCAGATAGTTTCCCATTTCCAGATGGTTCCTGCCGAATCTCGACAGGTCTTTTACCACGATGCAGTCCACTTTACGCATCCTGACATCCGCCATCAGCCGTTCAAAATCATCCCTCTGGAAGTTCGTGCCGGTCTTACCCAGATCGCTGTAGCAGTCGAATACTTCCATATCCTCATGCGACCGGACAAATTCCCGGCACAGTTCCAGCTGATTATCTATGGATTCATTCTTCCTGTCCGTACCGTCCACCGACAGTCTGGCGTAAATGCCGACAGAATAAATCTTATCCTTCTTTACAGGCACCGCTGCCTGTCTCTTCTTAGATGTTCTTGCCATTTACTTCCCCTTTCCTTCCGCTTCACTGTGCTTCAGGAAGTCAGAGAGCATCGCCACCTTGATGAACTGGTTCTGGTGACGGAGCACGACATGAACCCGTTTATCGTCATACACATAGATCTTCTCTACCAGATGGACCAGTGTCGTGCGGTTCAAAGATTCCACCTGCAGCACATCCTTGTACTGTTCAAGCTTCATCCCAGCTTCCAGACCGTTCTTGAAAAGCTCCTTCAGATTCTGCATCTGCTTTTCCAGATCTGACTCAATGGCGGCATACTTTTCTTCATAGATAGCGGAAAAGGTCTTAAAATCTTCCTCGCCGATAATGCTCTTCTTATAATCTTCATACAGGGCGGCGCGGAGCTTCTTATACTTCTCCTGTTCCGCCTTCAAGTCAACGATCTCTTTATCGAATGCCACAATATCGTCATAGCGCATATCCAGATCCTTCACCTTGGAGATCACCGCCATCTGGTCAAGGATCAGTTCCACTCGGCTCTTGATGCCATACAGAACTAATCTATCCAGGTCATCCTGCAGGATGCTGTGACGGCTGCACTTCTTATTCTTGTTATAGTTGGAGCAGATAAAGTAAACCTTTGTTTGTCCCTTATACCGGTTCACACGCCTTGTCATCTGTTCTCCGCAGTCACCGCAGAACAGAAGCCCGGAATACAGATGGGAAGTATTCTTCCCGCTTGCGGACCGGCAGTCCGTTTTCAGAAGCTGCTGCACAACCTCGAACAGGTCTTTGGATATGATCGCTTCATGAGCGTTCGGCACCCTCACCCATTCTTCCGCAGGCTTCACGACCGACTTCTTCACTTTATAATTCACACGCTCGGACTTTCCCTGTACCAGTGTGCCGATATAAGTCTCGTCCATCAGGATCCGTCTCACTGCCTGCGCTGACCACTTGCTCCGTTTCTTTGTCCGGAAACCTGTGGTAAACTTCTCGCCATTTGACCGCTTATACTCCATCGGCGACAGTACGCCCATTCCGTTCAGCCTGTCAGCGATCGCTTCAAAGCTGTATCCGTCAACCTTCCACTCAAAGATGCTCTCGATGATGCCGGCAGCATACTTGTCTATAATGAGATGGTTCTTATCGTCCGGATCCTTCCTGTATCCGTACATGGCAAAAGCGCCGATGTACTGGCCGCTCTCACGCTTCATCTTCTGCTGGCTCTTGACCTTCACGGAAATATCCCGGCAGTATGCGTCATTGATGAAATTCTTCACCGGCAGAACAAGCGATTCCTCGTTGAAATCAGCTGTCAGGGAGTCATAATTATCGTTGATCGCGATGAACCGGACTTCATGCTCCGGGAATGTCTTCTGTATCAGCCTGCCAGAACCGATGTAATCCCTTCCAAGCCTCGACAGGTCTTTTACGATCACGCAGTCAATATGGCCGGACTCAATGTCTCCCATCATCCGCTTGAACGCCGGTCTGTCAAAATTCGCTCCGGACCATCCGTCATCCACATAGAAATCAAAGATCTCCATGTTGTCCTGCTTCCTGATAAAGCTGCGGATGATATCCCTCTGAGATGTAATGCTGTTGCTCTCCGCCTTCCCGGCTTCCCCGTCATCCTTGGAAAGCCTAAGATAGACAGCCACGTTATAAAAATCTTTAGCCTTCATGGCTTCAGCCTCCTTCCGATATTAGCCAGCTATCCGTCCTACGGGATACGACCGCCATCAGAACCTTCAGCTGATCCAGCCCTACCACCACAGAATGCCGTGCATTAAACAAGAAAAACATGTGCCAAAATCTCAGAGCGGGATCCTTGTCATCCGCTTCGCAAGCTGGATCATCTTATCCTCCAATGTTTCCTCCGATGTTTTGGAATAAGTGACCTGCAGGATGTATTCCCCGACATTCTCCGCGTAAGGATTCTTCGTCTTCTCCAGGAACTCCCTCATACGCTGATTGGCAGACTTCTGTCTGTCGATCACTATGTCACCTGCGTTATCCAGATCTTCGCGCCTCAGGTCGCGGATATCTGTATCTTCCAGCCTTTTCAATTCTTCTACTGTTACGATCATTTCATCGCCCGTCCTTTCTGAGGACTCTTTCCTCAAGTCACAGGCAACGAAAATGACCCGGATTTTACCCTCCAACGAAAAAAAGCCTGCGGAACATCAGGATTTCTCCCAACACCCGCAGGCTCAATAACGATTCGTTATTCAGTTTACAATCGCCGACAGAAGTCAAGGCTCAGCCAGCCTATTCCGCTTTTCAGCTTCCCCCACATAGAAGCACCTGCTCCTTCTGACACCGCCACTATGGTATAAACACCCGGAGGACAGAACTGGACACGGCTGTGATTAACTCCAGGACCCGTTCGTATATTCAGATCAGAGATACTAACTTTCACAAGGAACGGCACCTTCACCGCCGGCTCATACACCACCTTGCCATCCGCATCGAAAACCTTATACCCCGGATTCTGATCCGCGCACTTCTTCGCATTGTCCAGAATCTTATAGGCTCCCTTCTGACTCTTGGCATCGACCCAGGACTTTCTGACACGGTACCAGCGGATCACTTCACCGCCGGAGTCCTTCGCGTCATACTGAGTCAGGTTCCACCTCTCAATGATGGAGATCAGCTTCTCCACATAGGTCAGGCTTGTGGCATAACCGCCATCCTTAATGATCTGCACAGCCTTCTTGTAATCCGTGCATCCCTTCAGCCCTGCATATCTCAACTTGCTGCCGTTCTTCGCTCCAAGCAGGTAAGCTGAATGGTCTGCAATGGAATCCTCAATACAGGGATACTTCCGGAAGTCAGCTGTGATCGTGACCATGCTGCCGTCAGGATTCTGTTCCTGTGTCTTCTTCGTGTATTTGCTTTTGCCGTCCCAACTGAATCCGCTCCAGCTATTCCCGGACAAGCTGCACTTCATCCCGAAGATATTGTTGGCGTTCTGAGCCAGTTCACTCTTCCCATAACCGGATTCCAGAATGAACTGAGCCAGCGATACCGATGCCAGGATGCCGC